ATTAACTGGTACGGGATGAAGTTTGATTTGGTAACAAAGGATGTAATGCTCAAAGTAGTTATCAAAGACTACGATGGTGCAAAGCCTGAGTTACCTGTTGGAGATTGTTTCTATGCAATCACGCACTATCCAGATGGGACAACTTCTAACTGGGTAGATACATATGTCTACGCAACCCCTAAGCGGATTAGAGAGTTTTGTGCAGACAAAGGGCTTGCATACCCATTGCCAGAAAACACGCACAAGGAATGTGATGTCGTATGGTGTTGGGGATTTGTATTCAACAAGGACACGTTAGAGTACGGTGCTGTTAAAGGTTACGCCAGGTACAACCAATAGGTATTTATCAATATGACTTCCCAAGAAAAAGACATTCTTGATGCAGCTGCTGCCTCAACCGGAGTACTTTCGCTCGTCGCCTGGTTACCTCCAGTCGCCTCTCTTTTTACCATCATATGGCTAGGTATCCGCATTTGGGAAACTGAGACCGTAAAACAAATAACCAACAGGAGAGACAAAGAATGAACCTAGAGAGACTCAAGGAAACTCTAAAAAAACACGAAGGCGAGAAGCTAGAGATTTACAAATGCTCCATGGGCTACCAGACCATTGGTGTCGGCCACAACCTGGACACTAAGCCTATCAGTAAACGGGTGTCTGACCTGATGCTTGAAGATGACATCGAGGATGCCATTGCAGACTGCAAAAGAAACATCGACTTTTTCGATGGTCTCGATGATGTCTGCCAGGAGGCCCTGGTCAACCTTTGTTTCAACATGGGGATTGCCAAGCTGATGCAATTCAAAAAGACCCTGGCGCACCTCCAGGATGGCAACCGCGAGAAAGCAGCTAATGAACTATTAGATAGTCGCTATGCAACTCAGGTCGGCTACCGAGCCATCGAAGTCGCCAGCATGATTAAAGGAGAAGGCTAATGCTTACTGCATTGATTGGACCTGTCACTGGTTTACTAGAGCGAGTGATCCCAGATAAAACTGAAGCCAATAGGTTAGCGCACGAGATTACAACGCTAGCAGAGAAGCAAGCGCACGAAGTAGCCAAGGCACAAATAGAAGTAAACAAGGTTGAAGCGTCACATCAGAATCTGTTTGTCGCTGGATGGCGGCCAGCTACTGGATGGTGCTGTGTATTTGCCATGATGGGCAACTTTATCGTCATACCTTTTACTAACTTCGTCATGGAGCTAATAGAGAAGGACATTGTCGTGCCCCTGATACCACTAGATACCATGATGCCAGTGTTGCTTGGCATGTTGGGACTTGGTGGACTCAGGACGTATGAAAAGACCAAAAAGTAGGGAGAGCATATCCAACCAGGATACCCTGTATGGTTTTAGAAATCAGTGCCGCACTGAGCATGTGCAACACAGCGTTCGGTGTAATCAACAAAGGAATTAAGAGTGGCCATTCGGCCCTCGATCTTGCAGATCGCTTCACTCAGTTCTACAACGGCAAAGATCAGATTGCAGCTGCCGAAGCTGCCAGCAAAGAGAAGCCCCTGTTGGGAGTCGGCAGTGTCGAAAGCCAGGCACTGCAGATTGTGGCTGCTAAGGCAAAAACCCAAGACATGGAAAAGCAGCTAAGGGAACTAATCATGCTGACCGTGCCAAATGGCGAACGATTCTATGCGGACATGCTGCGCGAGAGGCGAAACATTCGGCAGCGCATCATTGAGGATGCCAGAAAAAGGGCCGCACGTAAGAAGCACCTTATTAACGTACTACTCGTTTCTGCTTTTTGTGGCCTAGTTATCTTTGTGTACTCAATGCTGGCATCAGCAATCATAAATAGTTAAGCGTTAGACATACTGCATTTATATGTACGTAAAAGCGTACTGTTTGCACACTTCTGTGCGCTCAACCTAAGAAACTTATATAAGGAGGAACGTATGTCTGGCAAAGGTTCAGCCCCACGCCCAATCCCTGACCAGGAGACTTTCGCGTCTAACTGGGACCTGGTGTTTGGCCAGGCTAAAAAACATAAGAAGTGCAGTAAGTGCGGACAGTACTTTGAGACTGCCCACGCAAGCAGCGAATGTGAAGGCGTATGCCCAGAAGCCCCTATCCAATGATAAACAGCAGATGTTTTATCCTATGCCCCACGGCCACCCTGGTCCTGGGGCAAAAGGGCCTGGATCGGTGTTTTTTTATTTTGTCCACCCTTATCACTAAAGTATTGCATCGGGCAATACGAATGCGTATACTCAGCGTAATCCGATGACTCAAACCAATCGATTATGAGTCGACTGCTCTAACCAACTGAGCTATGGGCCCTTCGAGGCCGCGAGTTTACGTCATCGGATACTAGTTAATCAACTGTATCTTGAGGGAGATGACGTATGAATACCTATCTAACCGAAGTTCAAATCAAAGAGATGGCTGAGGCCATCCTCACTACCCTAGAAGTAACCCCGCTTACCCATAAACGCAAGTGCGAAATTGCCCTGGAGCACAGTTTAGACGAATTTGGTGTTCGTCCTTACAAGTCTGCTGTTCTCCTGGCGGTCAAGCTGGCCAATATTGGCTGGTCTATGCAATCCATGCGTCTACAACGTCTGCCTAACTAAACATGAGATTTGAGGGAATCACTATGAAAGCAATCACTTTATGCAAGCTCATAAATAAGGCATTTCCAGAGGCTAATGCGGTCACCTACGACCAGTGGACGGGTGACGAAAAGATAGACAAGTACAGAATCTGGTTCCGACAAGAGGGTGGCGTAGCACCTGATGGTATGCCGCTGCACGACTACTGGCAGGAATGGCACCCCACTGGATTCCACCCAGATTTACAGAAGCTGGTAGAGAAGCATGGCTTTTACCTTGAGAACCAGGACGCAGGGACCATGATGGCCTGCTCCTTGGACTGGTAAAACTCACTTAACTAGAGAGAGGGAAACAACATGTACACATTAAAATCATTCGCAGACGAGCATGGCCACCGTATGTGGCACGACCGTCACCTAATGAACAGCCTTCGCATGATCAAGAAGGTATCAGCATTCCGCGACTTTGCCACCAGGCCAATCACTGACTTCAAGCCAACCGACATCGAAGCATTAATGGATAGCCTGGCACAAGAGGGCCTGAAGGACGGCACCATCAATCGGTACCTGTCTGCAATATCGTCGGTATTCAAAGAGGCAGTACGTAAGGAGGTTATTACACACGCCCCCAGTGTCCGCTGGAAGAAAGAAAGCAAGGGCCGCCCACGCTACTACACGGCTAAAGAGGTCAAGGACATCATTGATTTCCTAAAGACATCACGGGACCCCTGGATGGCTGACTTTGTTGTAATCGCAGTAAACACAGGGATGCGCCTGGGTGAAATCTTAGGCATCAATAACCCCGATTCCAAGACCTATGGGAAGGTCTCTGACTGTGGTTCATTTGTGACACTGTTTGACACTAAGAACGGTGACGAACGCCTTGTACCGCTCAATAAAGACGCTCAGTGGGCCTTAGAAAACCTCATGGGAACCCCCAGTGCCTACTACACCCATGCCCGTTTCTACCGTACCTGGTGGGAAGCAAAAGACGAGTTAGCCAGGCACGACGATAACTTTGTATTTCATGTCTTACGCCACACCTGCGCTACTAGGTTGGCCATGGAGTTTAACGTCGAGTCTTTGACTATCGGCAAAATCTTGGGCCATCGGTCCACCCAAACCACACAGAAGTACGTGCATGTGCAGCCAGATAGCATCAAGGCCGTCATGCAAAAACTGGAAAACTACTAGGAGCACAACATGGATATCAAAACTTTTACTGAGCTATGCGATGCCCACGATTGGACCTATATGCATAGCGATGACTTTCAGAAATACAAACGGGGCAGAGATGTCAGTAATCGCCTGGAGCAGGTAATGCGAGAGAAGGGCCAGGAGTACAAAGACATCTATAAAATCAAGCATGCGTACTACACGCGAGGTATTACAGTATGAACAATTGGAAAAAATACATAATTGACGGTCACACGGAATGTGACTTACCGCCCCTGGATCAAGAACCTATCCAGGACTACACCCGCATCAGGAACTGGGTAAAAACCAATATTGAAAGAATCGAAAAAAGTATCGACAACCATCTTAACGAAGTCCAGCTTTGTAGCCACCTAGACAATGAGGCAGAGCAAATGCATGCCTGTCTCGATCAAGGTATCAAGGGAATTGAAGACGCGCTACACGATCTTAAAAGTTTAAAAGACCAACTCAACGCATAAAACATAAGTTTCGCCTACATGTAGGTTCGTAAAAAAGGCAATTGTTTGTTTTAACCTATGCATAAAGGCATAATTATGTAATTATGTATAGATGGTCAGTAATAGGCTAACAGAGTCAGAAGGGGGGCAAATTTATTTTGTCCACCCTTTAGGAATACGACTTGTACAAGAGAGGGATAAGATGGGCAACACGGTTTTAGAGCGACAGATTGAACGAGAACAACAAATGTTCGACCAAGGCAGGCAACGGTACATGCGCCGCCTTGAGAAGAACCAAAGCAGATCAACGCAAGACAACCCACACAGCATTATCACCAGTGCTCTTTCTAGAGTCTCTAAGGCTATAACAGCAGCCAAGCAACAAGAGACAGAGACCAAGGGCAGAGGACGAAAGTTTGCCTGGTACTACGACATACAGGACCTTGATGTCGACCTACTGGCATACCTCGGTTTAAACACCTGTATGGACTCAGTGTCTATGGGCTCAAGTCTTACCTCAACGCTAACCAAGATTGGCAAGAGGGTAGAACTTGAGTGTTGGGCCCTGGGTCTAAGGGAG